GTACGCTCGCCTGAATCGTGAAGGTAGATGGCGCGGCTATCTGTAGACGCCCATCTGTCCCGTAGTCGTTCCCAGGCACCGAACGCTGGACAGAATATCCCCCGCTCGCCAAGTCCAGCACGACGCCTGAAAGGTCGAAAACGCTCATTTGGGCTGCCAGAAAATGATGGGAATCTCCAGCGTCTTGTGTCGATGCTTCGCGACACACTCGTCGCACACCCACTTGTCGGGCTTCTGCAGACGCACGGTCCTACCACACTTCCCGTCGCACTGCGTGAAGTAGCCCTTCATTCCTTCTCCCCGCCCATCACGACAGCGTACGAAATGCTATCCACCATACGCCCTGTATCGACGAGGGTGCGCGGATCTCCCTTGCTCCCCGGACGCGTCTTTGCAAGCTTGCGCTGCAGTGTAGCTTCTGCGTTCGGCGGGGGCGTTCCGGGCGCTGACTTCTTGAAGTCTGCCGCCATCTTCTCCCCGAGTAGGCTCAACGCTTCTTTCATCTCCAACCCGTGTCCCTTCAACGTAGCCTTCAAGAGCCGCCTCAGGAAGGTCAAATACTCGTGCTTCTTCGCATGGAACGGCGCGCGAATGAACGAGCGCTCGGGGATGCCTCTAGACGGCGCGCCGAACTCGTGAATTACGCCGAGCTCGACGTTGCCGATGCTCTCCCCCGGACGTCGCTCCTTCGGGCCCCCGAGTAGGCCGACCTTCACGTAAGGCTTCGCCTTCTCGAGTGCACGCGCGGCCTTAAGAATCTTGGCCCAGCCAAAGTCCTTCTCGACGGTCTTGAATGTGAACCCTGCCATGTCCTGGCTCACGGAATGAAACGGCCACTGAACGGGAGCGGCGGCAGGTTGGTCGTTCCACCGGACACCAGCCAGCGAGACTCGATGTTGATTGTGCGCAGTAGTTGTTTAAACATCCTGCCGTAGGGGGTCGAGTCCCATGCCGGGTCCTCGATCATGACCTCCATCGTCCGCGACACGTCCCCGACTTTTTCGTTGCTCGTCGGACCTCCGTAACCACCCGAGCGACTCCCCACCGTGAACATGTGAAGCATGAGGTACATCGCGCCCAGGTCCAGCAGGCTCGTATCGGTCGGGTTGTTCCGGGTCCACTGCGCCGCGTTCATCTGCGAGTAGGCGAGCGTGGAGAACACCGCGCCGGGGTCGGCGAAGGCCTGGACGGGCGCGTCCAGCGGCGCCAATTTCTGCGCGTCTGTCCAGACCTTAGCCATGGTTACTCTTCACCCTTCTGCTGAATTTCGTCCTTCAAGGCGTGAAGCGCGGCGAGCGCCTCGTCCCGCTCTTTGCCAACGAACGCCAACGCCTGCGCAGAAGCGTCCTGCAGGGCGCGGTGGGTCGCCGCGGCTGACGATCGCAGCTTCTCGACCAGCGACCGCACGATAGGGTCCTCGAGTGTGTGTTTCTCTTCAGGCGTCAAGTTCATGATTTCTCCTTACCCTTGCCTAACTCCTCGGCGGTCGGTGTAATGCCCTTCAACTGCGCGCCGATAGCGTCCTGCACCTGCGGTCGCTTGTCGTCCTCGCGCCATTTGAGGAGTAGCCCGCGGTCGTAGGTGTCCTTCACCACGCGCACGGCATCCTTCGGGGAGCGCTTGGAAATGGGCGTCGCGTCGAGCTCCCGCAGCGACCCTTCCTCCCGATAGATCTTGATGATCTTAATCTCCTGCATCTTCTCCCAATCACCGTCAGCGACGTCGTTGACGCCCGGCATAAGCGTCACACATCGCCGCGTGTTCCCCTTGGTGTCCACGGGGACCACGTGCACGCTCGTCGATTCGTTGTGGACCAACATTCGTTCTCCAAAGAAAGAGGGCGGCAGGTCTATTCCCGCCGCCCTCATTCGATGCTCAGTGGCGGTTTTCGTTCTGTTGACTTGAATTTAGATGCCGTCTCCGTAGCAGATGGCCAGCGGGTAGGGGACCTGCACCCCGCCGCAGCGGGCATGGCAGGGGACTACAAACTCCATTCCCTTCGCCTGGGGTGGGAACTGCTCGAACTCCTGGGGAATGACGAGCATGAGATGGTCCGGGTCCCGCTTGTAGACGACCATACGATCCGTTGGGCCGCTGCCCGCGCCCTTCAATGCGTACCAAGGCTCGACCTCACCCACCCACGGGTTGTTCTTGAGGAACATCTCAAGGACAGTGACGTTCGATGCGTTCTGGGGGCTCCATGGGAGCGTGGCTACCAGCGTGTACTGGTCGATGGGGAGGAGCATCGTATCAGGGTGCTCGACCTCTTTCGTGTTGCTGATGACCGCGTTCACCGCGCCGTTCATGTCGGCGAGGATCTCCGCGGGCGTCTTGTGCGCCCAATCGGGCAAGCCGCTCGCTCCATTCGGGACAGAGTAGGTGGTCGTAGTCCCCTGGTTCAGAAGTCCCACAAGCCCGGTATCGGAGTCGCCGATCTGCGCGATGCTATCGATCTTCTCTTCGATGGCCCTGCGCGCAGCGTTCGCCTTGCGTTGCTCGAGGGGAAGGCCGGTCATCTGCGCTGCGCGAATCTCCTGTACGTTGTACCCGTACGAAGCGCCGATGCTCTTCGGCTTGACCGAGAACTCCTTCCCGAACACGTCGGCCCGGGGGAAATCCTCGGCATAGCTCGCGACCATCTTGGCGATCCCGTTCGAGGTGTACTGCCGGTAGGTGACCGCGTCGGCTCCCGGGGGGACGGAATTGTCGACAGGAATCAGCATCCTCGCCTTGAGCTCGATGAGCTTCAGGTCATAGGACCGGCCGCGGATCTCCTCGAGCTGCCTCGCGAAGAAGGCGGATTCCCCCGCGTCCATGTTGAATTTCCGGCCCTCGTGGTGGATGTAGGACGCCATCTCCTTGGTGTCCAGGTGCCGGGTTTGGGTCTTTGGGAGCATCGTCGTCTCTTTCCTTGTAAAAGCCAGGGGTTAGAATACGGACCCGTCGAACTCGACGATCGCCGCGAGCGTGGATGCGCCGATCGCGGGCGTGGCTGAGGCGGTCGCGCCAGCAGACTGGCCCGGGTAGGGGGTGGTGGCCGGGACGGTCACCTTGGCGGTCAAGAAGCGCGCCTTGACCGCGACCGCGTGGGAGGTATCACCGTCCGAACGGAACGCGCCGAGCTGAAGCTTGCCCGCGCCGTTCTGGCTATAGCGCACATAAGCTGGAGCACCCGCGATGACACCGGAGTCGTTCTCGACCACAACCCAAGCCTGTCCTTTGCGAAGGACGCTGATTAATTGCCCGACCTTCACGCCAGGTCCAGGTGCGGTACCGACCGCGTCGACCTGGTCCAGAGTGCCTTGAGGCCCTGGGTCATAGACGTGTGCCAAGAGGGAGATGCCGAGCATCTCGTCGCCCGAAGTCGCAGGCAACTGGCACTGGTTGGCGTTGCTTCCCTTACGGGAGACCATCACGCCGAACGGGATGTTCCACGGGCCGTTCGCGTCTTGATTCGCGAACGACATCACGAGGTCAGAATGGGAAATCTCCGCCCGGGTGCCGGGTTGAGGGGTCTGCTGGAGGCCGTAAGCGGTCTGAGACATGGCTGTTATTCACCCTTTCCGTGAATATCGTTATTTTGCGCCGCTCCGCTTAGCGGAGGCAGGGAGGGGCTTCTTCCAGAGGTTTTGAGACTCCTGGATGAACTTGTCGCGGGCGTCGAGGACCACCGAATCGTCGCGGTCATCGGCGTAGATCTCCTCGCGTACGCGGGCGAGCGCAGGATTCTCGGTATCTGACTTCACAGAGAGCGCGTCGAAACACGCGGTCACGTACTCGTCGCCCTTGCCGTCCAGCTTGAGCGTCGGCTGCAGCTTGGCGACCACCGCGGCTTTGACCTCGCGATCGGTGAGTCCGTCAGCTTTGAAGTCGTCGCCGAGCACGCCCCGCGCCTTCGCGACGAGGTCCACCCGGGCGTTGACATAGGCGGCCAGCGCCTTCGGATCGCGTGCGGCTCGCAGCGCCGAGTCGAGCTTCACGACCTGGGACTTCACGGCATCTCGCTCGCCCTCAGCCTTGCCGAGCAACGCGGTCAGTTCCTCGACCTTGGAGTCCTTTTCGGACGCCTTCTCGTCGAGCTTGCGGAGTTTCTTCTCGAAAGCCTGGATGGTCTGCTCAGGGGCCTCGAACTCAACTCCGTCAATCTTCAGCTTGGGCATCTGCGTCTCCTGAAATGGTTCGGGTCTTGCACCCTGCACAACACGTACCATGAAGCCGTCACGCTCGCCAAGCGAGTCCAACTTGATGCGCGCTTCCGGCCCCGCGCGAGCCTCATCAACGACCGCAACGTGGTTCCCACGAATGTTGGTCTGCACGGCGTCGAAGGGCTCGCCGTCATACTCACCCGAGCGGAATTCGAGGTCAGCGAAGTATCCGTTGCTCACCTGCGCCTTGTCTCGGTTCATAATCTTTGAGACCAGCGCGGCATCGGTGATGAGCAGCTTCGCGCGCATCCTGTCCCCGTCTTTCACGGGCATGTCCGCGCTGCCGCAGGCGTAGTTCTTCGCGTTCTGCGCGTCGAGCCAACCGACATCTGGATGATCATCAGTGACGGGGACCAGGTGGAAGGATTTCATGCTGTCGCTATCGAACACATGCTGAGGCAGGCGCAACTCACGCCGCTCCGTACCGTCACCGTTCTGATACTTGAAGACACCCGTCTTCGTGAGCACAGCCTCGCAGCGGAGCCAGCCGTTCTCCATCAATTCAGGTTTGCCCATAGGCTCGACGGCTAGGTCGATGCGCCGCACCCCCCTGACGACCTCCACGTCGCCCTGATCCGCCCTGAAGACGACCTTGCTCACGACCATTCTCCTTGCCAGCCGCAATACAGGCACGCATGACGTTTGAGCTCTCCGAACACGCGCGTGACCGGGCGCCTGTGCTCCATCTCCAAGGTACACCGCGCGTGCCGAAGCAAGAACCTTAAGAATTTCACAGCTCAGAACCTCCGACGCCAGGCGCAGCTTTCGCAGGACCGTTGATTGCGCCGACTGCCTCCAGCCAATCATCGTCGCCGCTGGGGTCCCTCCAACCGGCACCCTGCCCAGGCTGAGACGTCGACGCGGGGGACACGTACTCCCCATAGTTGGGCTCGTTCGCCTCGTTTAAATCTGGAGCGAGGCGCGCGGTGCTTAGCATCTCGTATTGATTCGGGTCTCCCTCGTCGAGGGCTGTAAGGCTACTCGTAAGGTCCTCATCGGGTTGCTTCGCGTTCGCAGGGCCCGCGAGCTCCATCTCGTGGCCCGCGATTGAGGTCGACAGCGTCGAGCCTATCGTCTGCTTCTTGCTGGGATTGGGGGACGGGTCACCGTTGCCACCCGGGGCAAAAGGGGCGCGGTACTCCTCCTTCGGCTTGATGCTGCCAGGCTGGTTTTTTCTGGGCATCGGGTCGAGTACATCCTCGCAATCCGTGCTGTCGCCGAGTGGGTCGGGGGCACCGGGGCGATGCAGCCCGGCGCGTTCCTCTTCCCGCTCTGTCGCGTTGTTCTCCACGGCGGGCCAGACGTCTGGTGACGGCTGGTTCCCACCCGGCGCGCCGGACGCGTCGACCGCGGGACCGCCCTTAGGTTCTTCAACTTTCAGGTACCGGAACTCGAGGTCGTGTCCGTTGTGCTCGTTCGGCCCAGAAGGCTCGCGCATCGGGTCGGTCGCGTGGTGCGGATTACCCCTGCGCTCTGGAAGTTCATGTGGCTGGAGCGGGTCAAGAACGTTGCTCTCAGCTGCGCCAAACCCGTCAGGGGATAAAACGCCGATATCCCTCCCGAGGTATGACTCCTCGCCTGCCCCGGGCAATTCTAGTTTGCCCATCGACGCGTGGGCGTCTCTAGCATGTGCATCGTGCGCCTTGTGGTACTCGACAGCGCGCAGCTGTTGCAGCGCCTCGGCGCGCGTCTTGTGGGTGCCTAAGACCTTTCCCTCATGGGACTTGACCTGGAACGACCCGCTCTTCGTCTTGGTGATGAAGTCTCGCTTCGGGTGCATCTCCCGAAGGTACGCCCATTTAGATCAGCTTCACAAACTCCTCGACTCGCGTCGATTGCTCCGCGCGCTCAGCCCGCTCATAGTGCTCAAAGGGTTTCCACTGAGGACCTGCTTCAACACCTGTGACGATTTCGGTCTTCTCTTCACTCTCTTCGACGTATCCACGTACGCGAAGCACCAACTGAACTTCTCGAAGCTTCGTATCAAGCCACTTTATTTGCACGTCGTTGAGCATGGGAGAATCATCGCTCTCAAACTCAAAGAGTCGCAACGCCGACACCTAAAGAAAGGTAGGGTGCGCCTTCAGGGTTGAATGGCGGTTTTCCTTTCCGTGCTCCCCGACGCACCCTGTAATAGTAGGCTCTCCACTTACACTGCTCCGTCGCGTAGCGAGGAATTCGGCCACGTCTATACGGGCGAACCACTGCACGGCCGCAACCGCACGCGCACAAAAGCTGCTGTCCCATTTGCCCCACCCCTCTAGCGTTTCAAACTTCTCTCAACACTGAAGCCTTCCGGATATCGCCGCTTCAACTTCTCGATATTTCTATTCGCAATATCCGACAATGAATAGTCAAGTTCATTCGCAAGCACAGCCACATACCACAGCACGTCGCCCAGCTCCTCTGCTATTTTTTCTCGATTCAGCGGATGCCCGTGCCCTAAGACTTTCTTGATGATGTCCGCGACCTCTCCAGCTTCACCAGTCAGCCCAAGCGCCCAAATCGCCAAAGGTTGTTCAAGCTCTACATTCGTGCGCGCCGTACTTTTCGCCCTGGATTGATAGCCGTTGAAGGTCATAGTTCTTCGATGATCGAACTCAAATCAGGTTCCGCATAGCACCGACAGTTCACCCCGTCCCCGGGGAATTGGTCTTCTCCCGGAGCGCCATAAGCCCACGTGAAAGTTTGACCATCCAACTCCTCGTGCGCCTCACGAACCCTGTTGTCGTGCACCGTGTTCCAAACGAACGAATCAATCCCCAATGTCGTCTGCCGAACGCGGTTGAGCTCGCCGAAGAATTTGCCAATCTGATCATTCGCGATCCTCTCAGCGTTTGACGCGGCCACCCCGTACCGTTCCCGAATCTCCTCGGCGAGCTCGTCTGCGCGAATGCCCTGCCGGACAGCAGACACGACGCGCTGCTCAACTTCCCCGAAAAACTTCTGAGGCACCGTCTTTATCAGCGCCACGTTCTCCGAAGTGAACGCAGTCACTCTCGCAGCGATGCTTGCAGGTTCGTGCATCAACGGGTCGACACCTACAGCGGCCTTCAACTGGCGCCTAAGCTGCTCACGCTGAAACTCCGAAGTCCTCTTCCCAATGTGCTCGGCCAGGCGCGCCAGCTGCGCGGGCGTCATGTCCTCCTGGACCTGCTTGGTGATGCGCTCGATGAGCTTACGCGCGTCCTCGGCAGAGGCGTCTAGGTGGAGGTCTATAATTTTTGAACTGTAAGGCACACATCGTCTTTGCGTAGCGTCGTGTCGTTGCTGCTGCGCGTCGTACAGAATTCCCCCGAGTTCTTGCCACACTCGCGAGGAGAACAATGCCTCGGACATCTGCTCTAGTACGAGATTCTTCAATCCTTTTGAGTATTCGCGCACAATCGCGACTGGTCGAATAGGAGCAGGGATGCGCCCACGCCTAGGCTTCTTCCCAAACGCCGCATGATGCGCCTGCCGCAAGCCACGGATAAGCGCGATCGTTTGCTCTCGCCTGCTCACTCGTTATCCCAAGGACCCGGAGACCCAGTTACACCACAAACGACGGGTTCGTACCCCAACACCTCTTGAGATGTCAGCCCGTACATATTCGCGTAGTGCCCGTCGAAAAATCCGTTCGCTTGGGCGCGACCTGCATCCAGCGCGAAACCACAGAGCATCTGTCCGACGCGCTCGTCTTCAAAATGCAATGCCGCTGAATCTGCAAAAAATTCAACCCCGTCCAGAGTGATCAGCGTGCTGTTGTGAATGAAGTGAGGTTTGTGCGTCATACGCACTCGGACGCGCGAATCATGAAAACGTTTCAACCTTTGGTCGTCGCCCAACCTAGCCACCAAGAATCCAGAATTGGCTGTTGCCACGACTGCCACGCAACGAAGGGCGCGGACACCTTGTCCTTCTCCCACGTGAGCAGGTGCGCGAACTTTAGGGTACGAATCTTCTTATGGCGCATCGGTTATCCTTTTCAATTCCCTGCGAAGAAATAGGCAATCCGCCCTTCCCCGACCTGCGTCTGCGTAAGGAAGAACCGATAGCCTGTGACGAGCCCTGCGGCAGGAAGTAGAGGGAACGTGAACGCGACCATGCCCCCCGGGGGCACGTGCGGCGCGAAGTTCCCACCCCAAGCCGCGTTGAGCTCCTGCCCCGTGAGATTCCAAAGCATCACACAAACCGCGCCCTGACCTGCCCCGGTGAATGGCACATCAAACTCTGCCCCCGACGCCGCTCCATCCGGAACAAGAATCGCGCCCTTCGCTGAGACCTTGTATGGCATGTTGATTACTTGTTGAGGAACTACGAGGGCGTTCGAATTCGCGTCGACCCATGAATAACTGTATTTGAGCTGAGCGTTGTTCATATCGGTTCTCCATCCGTGCTTCCGGGGTTAGTTGGATTCTCTTTGAAACCGAGTGCTCCACTTCCCTTCGGCGCAGGCGTCCCCTCCACGGGGGGTTTGTTGCCCGTCTCACCCTCAGGAATCGACACAGGCGGGCGCGTTACACCATCAACCGGCCCAGGTCGCGGGTCCTCCGGGTCGAGCTTCTGGATCGCCGCGCGGCTGTCCAGGTCGACTGTGATGCTGTCCCCGTTGTACTCGTCCCCGCCGAAACGCGAGGCCGCGACTTCCTCGGGGCTCACGACCTGCGCCTGCACGTATGCGGCGTCGGCCTGAGCAATCTTGAGGCGCCTATCGGCCTGCTCGAGATCCGTGAGCTGCCAGAGCGGATGAAAAACAATCGACCAGTTGGCAGGCTCCTTACCCTTCGTCGGACCCTCCTTCGAACGGAAGCCTAGTTGCAGCATGCGCTTGAGTATGGGCTGCAACTTACGCTGCTGGAGCGACTTGATTCTGTCGTAGAACCAACGAATGTCCGCGTCGCCAGTCGCGTTAAGTCCCGCCGGAGACTGGCCCATCAGCAGCGAGACGGGCATGTCGACGGTCGACGCCAGGCGCAGGGAGAGCTGCTCGAGGAGCTTGTCGAGTCCTCCCACGGGCGTTGCCTTGCGTTCAAACTCCTCGTCCTTGTCGATGATGATGGCCCGCGCGATGCTCCGACTCATGTCGATGATGGCCGCGCGCGCGGTGATGTCGTCCTTGTTCTGGCTGGAGACGAGCTCAGCCAGGTTGTTTATTTTCAGGACCGCTTGCGCGAAATCCGACGTAAGAATGGCCACACCGTGATAGGCCTGCTGGAAGTCGCTGATGACCTGGAGCATGCGCTGCAGGATGCTATCGCCCCACCCGTTACGCTCACGCAGATGCCGACGAGATACACGAATCCCGTCCACGCGAATGATGCGGCTTTCATGTACAAGCGGCATCTCGAAAATCTTCTCGCTGAATCCTGTCTCAACGGCGCCTCCGAACACGAAACGCTGAATGCGGTAGATAAGCGGCTCGCCGTACTTCGGCGCGTGTGGGTCTCCGTACCAGATGCGTGGGAATAGCTCGAGCGGGGTGAGCACATTCATCCAGCGGAACGTCTTCACCTTGTCGACGTCGAGCGGTTTCGTCAGGTCCTTCTGCCCGTCGTCAACACCGAGAAAGATGCCCGCCCCACCATACGCGCGCGCGTACTCGAGCGCTTCCTTCGCTTTGCCTAGCAGGTCGAGCTCCTCGGCCCACTTCTCCATTACTTCTGCAATTTCACGCCCACAATCATCCTCAATTTTGAGGGACCATCCCTGCCGGGTCATCTCCTCGGGGACCTTCTCGACGGCTTTGGCCGCGACGTCGTCCGAGCGCCAAATAATCTCGCAGTCAGTCTGCGAGAGCAGGTCCAACGTGAGGAATTGGTTCGACAAGTTCATCTTGTCGCGCAGCGGATCACCCACGCCGGTCAGCGCGTTGAGCCAACCGTCCCGCCGCGCGGTCGCGCCGTCAATCATGCCCTTGTACGAACGCACAAGCTCATCACAGCGCACCCGCTCGAGTTGGGGAATCTCCACCTGTCGACCAAACAACCACTCTTCCTGTCTGTTCAGTCTGACTGTGCCATCCTTGCGCACCACGTTGGGCATAGGGCCTCTCAGTAGCGGCGGGTGGAGTTGAACCACCTTCCTCGGGGTATGAGCCCGACGTGCTTCCGTTGCACCACGCCGCAGACTCTTACGTTAGCATGTCGACGCCCCAGGACTCTCGCGTCATCCGCTCACGAGCATCTTCAAACGATTCCCGCGCCCCTGCATCCTGTCAATCAACGCTTGCGTCAACGCGTCGACCTGGTCGTCGTTTTTCCCCTTCGGGAAAGAAGCGCACTCCCCAACGAACTCCTCGAGCCAACTTGCCCCGCTCGGTAAATACACGTTTCCCGCCTCGACCTGCGGCGCGCAGGCGTTCGCGCGGGCCTCCTTACCGCCCTCGGGGTCAACCGGGACGATGCCCTGTATCTCGTGCTCGAGGGTCTCAATGACTGCGCTGCCGTTCGCCTTGTCCTCGACTAGCTTACGGAACGCCCCTGGGAACAATCGTGAGGCCTCGCGGATGGCGTCGCACGTCGCCTTGAGCCCCGCCTGTGCTCGCCAACGGTAAAGCACAAACCGATCGGCCCCAGAGCAGCCCACCACGAGCAGCACGACCCAGTCTGGCTTGCCGCTCTTCGCGTGATCCGCGTCTTTGAACGTGCAGTCGACACTCATCACGCACGAATCCCACTTGAATCCGACCCGCTGCAAGATTCGAGTCTGCCTCTCGCTGCAGCCCTTCGGACGTTGCACGCTGCTTGGCGGACTGTCATCCCACTGCCAGAACTTCCACCACTGTCGTTTAAACAATCCACCGCCCGGAGGCGTCGGCAACTGGTCGTGCTGTCCGGCGTACCCATCAGTGCCCAGGTCGATACGTGCTTGGTCAAGCACTTCTTTTGGGAACAGTTTGGGGAACAGCAGCTCGCCTGATTCCCTGCGCTTGTCAGGATCGCCGAGCGACGTCTTGCAGGTACGCTTAGGATCATATTCGCTCGGCAAGCACAGGTGCTCGTAACCCCCGCGCTCTAGGGCCAACCCGCTCAAGTCTTCCTCGTGCACGCGCTGGCCGATGATGACGAACGAATCCCGCGCCAGGTCGTTCACGCGCGAGCTCATCGTCGTGAACCACCAGTCACGCGTGCTGTCACGCACGGCCTTGCTCGGCGCGTCCGTCACGTTGATGGCGTCGTCCACCAGCACGCAGTTCCCGCGGTAGCCTGTAGCCTTTCCACCCACACCAAGCGCCATCCGGAACCCGCTCGCCGAGTTCTCAAAGTGTGTCGTTGTGTTCTGGTCGGCTTTTAGACTCCAGCGCTCGACCTCCCCGCGCAAGGGGTCATGCACGAAAAGTGCCCGATATCGGTCAGACTCAATCACCGACCTGCAGCGGATGCTATCCCTGGTGGCCAAGGATGCCGCGTAGGACGCGAACAGCGCCCGGTAGGCCGGATTCCACGTCCAGACCCACGCGGGCCACAGAACGGCAGCCAGGAGGCTTTTAGCGGTGCCTGGCGGAACGTTGATTACCAGCCTGTGAATCTGGCCCTTCGCGACAGCTGCAAGGTGTTCGCATACCGCGTCGACGTGCCAGTTTGGGATGAACGGAGCGGCGGGTTCCGCGACGCTCCAGAATTCTTCAGTGAACTTGCGGAAGTTTCCCCTCAAGCGGTGAGCCTTCGCCGCTCGATACATCTGCTCGGGATACTGGTTCACCGCCAGCGTTGCCTCGCGCAAGAGCTCCAGCGAGTTGTTCAAATCCTTCGAGGGCATCGCCGCTCAGCTTAGCAGGGTCGAACAGCGGCGCGCCTTCTGCCCCAGTCAGCTGGACGCGCAGGTCCTCTTTCCCGAAACGGCGGTTGACGATCATCTCGTATGCCCAAATCTTGTCGGCCTTGGACCAGTTAGTCACGCGCCCGAGCGAGTCGACAGTCGCTCCGTCCACGATGATTGCGTGCAGGAACTCTACGAGGTCTGGCGTCGAGAACCGCTTAGCCAATGCCTCAGCGAAGCCAGGGCGCCCCAAACCACTAGGGTTCGGACGACTTCCCGGATGCCATCTACCGCGTGCATCTCGATCGCCTGCCATAATCCATACTCTAGCAAATTCACGTACTTGAAGTAAACACCAAAAACATGCCCGGCTAACCTATTGATTTTAGGTAACACGTCGTTTTTATAACCCATTGATTTTATTCAACACGCTACCAGAAATCAACGGGTTACAAGCACGGGATACCGAATAATGGGGTAATCTTTCCCCTATATATAGTAAAACTCGATCTTCCCTTATTAAGAAGGTCAGGTTGGGGGTTGTTAGGGTATCCCCTTTTTATAACCTATTGATTTTATTAGTGCCATAATAAAATCAATGACTTAGCTCTTTGTGCGTTTTAGGTGCGCGGTGTCGATTACCAGCAACGTTTCTCGACCGTGCGCGTCTTAGGTGGACTCTGGTCGAGGGATTCTCAGAATGACTGAACTGCTGATGTGGGCACTGCAGTACGCGGCGCTCGGGTGGAAGGTCCTAGCACTCAAGCCGCGCGACAAGGTCCCGGCGACCGCGCACGGTTTGAAGGACGCGCTGTCTGCCGATGAGGCGATCCGCGCGCTTTGGCGCGAGGTTCCAGATCGCAACGTCGGTGTGCGCACCGGCCCAGAGTCCGGCATCTGGGTCACCGACTGCGACGTCAAAGAGGGGAAGGACGGCATCGCCTCGTTGCACGAATGGTGCGCCACGAACGGCGTAGAGTTGCCTGAGACTCTCACGGCGAAGACGGGTAGTGGCGGCCTGCACCTGATATGGACGTGGCCCAAGGACTCGTCGCG